ACATCCCGCGGCATATCCGCCAGGGCAACAATCTGATCGCCACCCCAGTAAGTCATGCCCCGGAATATGGCCGCAAAATCCCGGAGAACGGTGTAGGCGTCGTTCCGGTCCTGAATGTATACATTGCAGATGTAGCGCGGCTCTGTTCCGCTGCCGCCCTTACCGTCTGGCACCAGCTGATCGCAATACTGGGCCACCTGGTACAGCGTCCATTTGTCGATGTTCGCCGCGGTGAGACGGTGACCCAGGCCGAACCGGTCGGAAACCACCAGGTCGTAAAAAACCCACGCCGGGTTGTCAGTCCACGCCCACTTAAACGCACCGGTCCAGGTGCCGGTATAGGTGCGGGTTTCAGGGTTGTAAGTGTCAGGCACGCGGATCACGCGGCCGCGCGGCTCGCAGGAGATTTGCGGGATAGAGCCGTTGAACTGGCTTGAGTCGAATTCGATGTACAGCAGCGCAGTGTTCGGGTAACGCAGTTTGGCGTCAATCACCTCGGTGAAGCTCTGCAGCGTCATTGTGTCGCCGATCTTTGCGCTGTTAGCATCCGCGGTAAGTTTGCGCAGGCGAATAGTCCAGGTTTTGCCCGCCTGCGGGAGATCGACACGGTGGCTGCGCTCATAACCGGATGTCGTTTTCCCGGTCACGCTGGTATTCAGCACCGTCTGCCATGCGCCGCCGTCGGTCTGCAGGTCAATCGCGTAGTTAACCGAGTTGCCGACCAGATCGCCGTCATCCTCCTGTTTGAACAATGAGGGCCATTTCAGGCGCAGACGTACCGCTGAGAGCTGGGTATTGGTAAACGTACGCGTCCATGCGGTGGCGCTTGATACTTCGGTCCCCACACTGATTTCGTTTTCAGTTCCGGGGATCCCCTGAATGTATTTTTGCGCCTGGGTACCTGGACGAAACTCCCAGGTCACACCGCTGAAGTTTTGCGAGCCGTCTGCGTTCTCAAGCGGCGTGCCATCGAGATAAATATTTTTGCCAGTGAGCTGGCCGGAAAACTCACCCTCTCCCAGCGCTATCAGGATTTTGGCCTTCGCTACAGACTGAAGATCGTCAGGCTGCTCGGTGGGAGTACGGGAACTGGAGCCGCCGCCCTTGCGGCCCCGGATAGCGGTTGCGTTTGCCATATTGCGCCCATGAAAAAAGCCACCCGGAGGTGGCCTGAATGAAAGGTTATTTTTACTGCTGATCTTCGACGTAAATTCCGGCTGAAATAATCGCCCCGCCGATTCGCCGGCGCCCGTAAAGTAGTGGCACCGGATACCCCTGTGCGGCGGTGTTCGTTACGCCGCCGAACGCATAGGAGGCCCGGTTATCGGCATCCTGTTTGCTGGCCAGGCCCGTCGGTTGAGGGGAAAGCATTTGGACTACACCGCCGAGCATCATGGCAGCGCCTAGCTTTGCCGCACCATAGCCAACTGCTGAGAGGGTTCCGCCGGAAAGATAACCAACCGCTACGCCAACAACCACGAGCACTGCGCCGAGGATTGTTTGGAGCACACCAGCTTTTTTGCTGCCGATTACAACAGGCACAATTCTAATAACCTCGCCGGTCACCGGAAAGCCAAAGTCGTCATGTCCGATATTTTTCTTATCTTTAAAAACCGCATAAGTAAGACCCCGAGCTTTGCTGGTAATTAAAAATTTTTCGATCCCGTCGATTGTTTTGGTAAGAGAATTTATTGCCTCTGCGGTTGTACGTATTAAGCGATGGTGAACCTTTCCATAGGTTTTTCCTAATATGCCGCCGAGTTCAATTTTAGTCATCACCTCAGACATCATCATTCTCCATAAAAAAAGCCACCCGAAGGTGGCTTAACTTAATTCATTTGGTTATAGGCATGTTCTGGCCGCTGTAGCCCAGTGATCGTTCCATCCTTTCGCGACGGCATATACCTTAACATCGCTTCCGCCGGTTTCTGATTTATCAATATTAACCACCGAAAGTGCCCCGAAAATATCGTCAGAGGCTGTTATTTTGTAACCTGACTCAGTGGGAATGCTGGAACTTGATGAACGAAGCTCCACCCACTTCGGAGCAAGGCATCTGTTTACCTGATCGGGGCTCTTCGATGTATGCTCAGAAAAAATAGGATTTTGAGATTCAAGTGAATTCACAGAGCAGCCTGCTAACCCCATAACAAGCATCAGGAATAACTTTTTCATTTTCATGCTCCTTTGAAATTTATCAAAGGTTAGCATAGAGACTTGTAGCGTAGAACCTTCATCGTTCTTTCCTGCCAGTAGCCGCCATAGGGCACGCGCTGACTCAGGTGACCATACAGATGGTGCAGCAGCATATTGCCTTCCAGCAGGATACCCGCGTGATTCCACTTATTAGCCTGAACCTGCATGATCACCATATCACCAGGCTGCGGTGCGCCGTCGAACTCACGGAAGCCGCACTCGTACCAGCATTCCTGATAGAAATTATCCGGGTACTCGTCCTCCCACCAGGGATATTCAACCCTGTAGTCATGCAGCTCGATCCCGTGCGTCTGCCGGAAATAACTCATCACCAGGCCCCAGCAATCGTACACGCCCAGGACGAAAGGCCGCTCAATGAGCGGGATCTCTCCACGAGGCATGATGGTCCGTAAGTCACCTTCCGGCCAGCTGACGATGTGCCAGGGTACACCGCTAAGGTCACACTGGGCTTTATCGGTTTCGCTCGGCTGGGTTGTTGCATCGGGGTGGCTATGAACGATAGCGGTCACCGGCCCCCACTCTTCGGCGGCGGCGTAGTCTTCCGGGCAAAGAACAAAGTTGTCCTCCGGGTTCTGGGCCAGATTACGGCAGGGAAAATACCGTTCTACCCGGCTCTTCTGCGCTATCACGCCGCAGCACTCCCGCGGATACTCCTGCGCAGCGTGTGCAATGATGGCCGTGACGATCTTTTTACGCATGCTAACTCCTGATCAATGACGTCCCCGGAAACCCGCCGAAGGAAAGTTCGTTATTTTCCCCGAACCGAAGCTTGCAGGCGGACAGAGTGCCGTTGCATTCATCCAGAGAAGGATCGCTGACCGGTTTGTTGTTTTTGTCGAAATAGCGTGTGCCGGCGTAATCGCAACCGTCACCGGTACGGTATTTGTTACGAATGCACCAGGTGCACAGAGAATGGAGCTGGCGCGTCGGTATCATCAGCCCCTGCAGATCCATCGGGCTGGAAAGCGTGAATTCAACCACCTCGTTGGTTTCACTGCTTTTTGCATCAATATAGAAAACCTTCAGCTTTTCCTGTGTTGGATCTGCCGTCGGGTTACCGCCAGTAAAGTTTCTCGCATCGAGATATTTACCCAGCGTATCGTGGATACTCACCTTCGCCTGCAGCATATCGTCATAAGCCAGGCACAGCGCTGTGATGGAGCTGTCAAGGTTAGCTACCGATAATTTGGGTTGTGCGCTGCTTCCACTGGTAGAAGCCTCGATCCCCTCAATCTGACAGGGCCACGCTTTATACTCCTGCCCCTGCCACCAGATTGATTTTGCCGGCAGCTTATTCTCATTCCCGCCGGCAGCGGTTATTTCCGCTTCTGTATGTGCGAGGCTGTAGCTATGAAAGCGCAACACCTCACCTGTACCAAAGGCTGTGCCATCGACTTCAAACAACCTGACTTCATCGCCAGGCTCGAGCTTTTGATAATCTGCGTTTAGGCTCATGGTTTAAATGCCTGTTCAAACGTTGCGGAAAGGTTGAAGAGACCGGCGCCCAGAGGGGTCGGCGTATAGGTGTCGCAACGATATAGCCCCAGCGGCTCAAGCGGCGGGCGCCACTGAAAAGCCTTGACGCCCTGGTGGCGATCGAGAAAGTCTTTAATCGCCCCGATATACGCTTCGGTACCGGTGAACTGGAGACTCCACTTTTGCGAACGGAGATTAATCCCGTCCCCGGATACCTGCTGGTACCCGTCACCGAACTGTGCGGTTCGCCGGCGGAAACTCACCTCCTGCTCCGCATTGATGCGCGGGCACCAGTTGAATGTTTCAAGTGCCATCAGCGGCCTCCTTTTGCCAGATTCCACAGTGCGCCGCCCGGCGACATATCACGGCTCATCAGCTCGCGGTAACGCCGATCAACATAATTTCCCACGTCTTTACCGAATTGCTCATAACCCCCGCTCGCCTGGGTCTGTGTGTTTCCGTTGCCATCAATATGGATATTGACCTGCGGCGCGCCACTGCTGCCTGGCGTAACGCCTCCATTTCCCAGAGCACGTACACCCAGAGAACCATCTGCTGCGCGGGTAAGTGGCATGATGGCTTCCGGACCGGCCTCCCCCATCAGTCCGGCACCTTTAGCGAACGCAAACATTGTGGGGGAACTCACGACAGAGTTACTGTACTGGCTGAGATCTGCTGAAGAGTAAACACCACCTTTGGCGTTGAACTGCAGGTTTGCCCCGTATGACTGAAGTGCAGTGCCGCTGCTTGCGGAAGACGAGGCCGCGCCGCCAAACAGCGAACCGATGGAGCTGGCCGCGTTGGCGATCATCATGTTCACCATTACCTGTTCAATGACTTTCATGACGCTGATGCCCCAGTCTTTCCAGCTCGCTTTGTTGCCGTTGAGCATATCAACGATGTTGCTGCTGATACCTGATAGCGCGCTTTGCATCGCATCGGCCGCCAGCGTTGCATAGTTAGTGGAATCATCCACCCAGTCAGCAAGCCCGTCCCGCGCACCGGTTACCCAGTCAGCCTGCAGCGCATCAATCTGACTGTAATAATCCTCCTGAATTTCCAGCCTTTGAGCCTGGGCATCTTTTAAAGCCTGGGTTTCACGGTCATAAACTGTCTGGCTGATATCACCGGCCTGATACTGCTTTTGCAGATCACGTTGCTGGTCGAGGTATTCACGCTCAATACCCAGCCGTTCCCTCAGCCGCTCACGCTGCTTATTGCCGAGCCCGGCTCCCTGAATATCCACACTCAGATCCCCGCGGGCGTTATCATTCTGCGCCTGCAGGCCAGCAACAAACTCTGCTACCTTCGCGTTTTCTTCGTTGGCTTTTTTCAGCAGGTTCAGGCGGTCCACTTCCTGAGCCAGCTGCTGCAGCCGGACTTTTTGCGCGTCGTTAATATCGGTGAGCTTTCCCTCCGCCAGATCAAACTGAAGTTTCTGCTGCTCGGTCACCTCTGCTGTTTTCTGGCCAGTAGTGTCGATCAGTGCAATCTGTCGCAGGTAGCCCAGCTCCATGGATTTGAAGGCGCTTTCCAGCTTTTTGGCACTGGTGTCAGGGGTCACTTTTCCGTTGGACTCGCCTGGTGCGAGGGTGTAGTTACCTGAGGCGGTAACAGGAGATGTTGCGGAGGAAATAACAGGCGCCGCTGCTGCAATCGACTTAAGGCGCGTACGCTGCGCCAGTAGTTCGTTCAGCTCCTTCTGCTTCCCTTCCGTATCCATGCCGAGGCGGTTAACACCCGCCAGGAAACCTTCGTCGTTCAGATCGGCTTCAAGATTTCTGATCCGCCGCTCAACCTCAAACAATGAGGCGTTAGCTGATAATTTTTGCCCGCCCTGGTAATTATCGATAAGGCTGCCGAGCGATGACGCTGCTTTTCCCAGCCAGCCGACAAGGGAAGCAATCCCTCCCACCATATCCGCCAGGCCCTGCAGGACTTTAGGATCGGTGAATACTGCCCGCAGATCACCCAGTCCGGCCTGTAACGGTGAAAGGTCCACACGCGCCAGACCGGTTGCTATTTCGAGTTTTAAACCCTGCGCCTGGGTCTCCATATCCTCAAAAAGGGAGTTTACTTTGACCAGATCATCAATGGACTGCGGATCCGGCGCAACGCCGTATTCGCGCGAAAGCTTCAGGAACTGCTGTAACTTCTGGCTGTTGTTATCAAAAAGCGGCAGCAGTTTTGAAAGGTCATTGCCCAGGCTTTCGAGTATCGTGATCTTTTCGGCGTTGGTGCCCACCTTTTCCAGCGCACCGGCGATTGCCAGCAGCTGTCGGTCGGGCGTTTCCGTGGACAACTTCTTCGCTGACAGGCCGAGAGCATTCAGCGCATCGACGGCCTCACCCGACTGGTTAAGGACCGCATCACCAATCTTATCGCCGATATCCTTAAAGATATCGGCCATCTGCTCGCCTGACACGCCAGCTTTTTGCGAGGCGAACTGCCAGCCCAGT